ATTACCAGTTTTTAATTTATATGTTGTTAACCGCTCGGTTTTAAAAAATCCTGTCCTTCTTCTCTATTTGCATAACCTAACTCTCTTTTACATTCTTTGCAGTATTTTTTAATTGATCGTGTTTCATTAAAGTTAATCACTGTTTCTTTATGAGTGCAACTTTGTTGAATAATTTCTTTTTCTTTTTCTAATTCTCTTAATTTATTTTCAATTTTGTTAATGTCTACTAAAACACTATTTCTATTATCTTGTTCCATAACTCAGATATTTTTCCACCATGAGAAGTAAACAGTACATAAGCTAATCTTAATAAAAGTATTAAACATAGCGTCTTGGTTGCTGACTTTAAAAATGGCCATAATTTAAAAAATTCCCTATCCGCAGATAACACTAATAAGAATGAATTAGAATTAGGTATTGGATTAAATTCTGGAGAAACATAATCGGCAATACCTAATTCTAATAAAAACTGATCATGCTTTCTTAATTGCATTAATACATAACCTTCTTGTGAAATAGGTGCAGAGACTACTTCTTCTGGTAAATTAATAACAGTATAGATTCTTCCTATCCAGTCCACCCTAAACCCTTTCTCTTTTAGTTGCGGTTTTGATGTCTTGGCGATTTTTCTAATCTTATTCCAAGTTTGTAATTCATTTAATAAATTTGTTATGTACATAGTTTTATCTGTTTTTTATGTATCTATGCCTCCGTGAAGACTTTCATACTTTCTAGTTGTTTTCTGACTATTTTTCTTCCACGAAATATGCGGTTTTTCACAGTTTGTAAGTTAATGCCCTTTTCACGGCTTTTCATAATATCTAAAATATCATTATATGATTTCTTATTTAAGAATCTTTCCTCCATAAAACTCTTATACATTGGAGGTAAAGCTTTAATTGCTTCTGTGGTTAATCTTACCTTTTCAGTTAAAAGATTTTCTGCTTCCCAATAATCAGCTTCATTTGGTGGCATTGAATTATCTGTGTCAATATGTGGTAGCAGAAATGTTGGTGGATCAATTCCTTTATCGGTAAATGCATTCATACTTACCTTTCTATTTCTGTATCTTATCCAACCTATGCATTCATTGTAAGCAATACGATATGCCCACGTGGTAATTTGATAATCTTCATTGTATTGATCAATTTTTAAATACACTGTTGTTAAAGTTGTTGAGACAATATCATCGGCTACATGTGGATCTTTTACAATATTATTTGTATATGACCATAAACCTGGTCTCATTTTAGCATACAGTTCATTATATATGCTTTCCTTTCTTGTCTTTTTAAATTCTATTGCAAGTTCTTTGTAAGTCTTCTTTGTTTTTTTAGCCATTTATGAAATCTTTTAAGGTTAGGTAATTTATAGGTGTGAAGTCCCAAAAATCAGAACAGACATTAAATCTGTTTTCAACTGTTAGGTCGGTCTTATGTGAAAATACTGTATGACCATGCATATGAATAGTTCCTGAATCTTTACCATTCCAAACGGATAAAGGATAATGACAAATAACAGTATCAAAATCTGTTAAATCCATTATAGATTCTTTTAAGAATTCAGCTTTAGGAAATTCATGAATAACTTCCGATAATGCTTTATCAGAATTACCCTTTAGAAAATAGATTATTCCATTTAATTTTTTGAGTACCTTACGAGCAGTTATTGGATCCCATGCAAAATTTCCTAGATGAAATACCACATCAGACTTTTTAACTTTTTTATTCCAATTTTTAATTAATGCTGCATTCATTTCGCCTACATCAGTAAACGGTCTGTTGGCAATTTGAAGTATCTGAGGTCTACCGAACCATGTATCAGATGTAATATAAAAGTCTTTAGGTATTTTTTTATTCATATAATTGTTTTACAGTGTATTGTTTCATATAATACAGTATAAATATAAACAAAATAGTTGGGAACTGAAAAGTATTTGGTAACTTTTTTACTATTTAATTGAAAATCTTTTGCCGCCGTCTTTCTTGAGGGTCTTTTCAATCATTGTATTTGCGTATTCTTCTAGTTTAGTTAAACTTTCTTTATTAAGAGGCTTCTTATAAAAATCTTCATAAATATGTTTATAAGCCTCAACGGTCGAATCAAAAGGTACTCCAGGTTGTGCATTTGATTCAATAATATATACTTTTCCATTTTTACCTTTCATTACATCAAAACACATATAAGGTAAATCTTCATAGATCTTACAGAATCTTTCTAAGACTTTTCTATAATCTTCAGGTAAATCACTTAAGCTCCTTTTTGCATAACCAAATTCCATTTCACTTTTAGCACTACCTTTACCAGTTTTAGCTTTTTCATTTAATGGAGTTCTTTCCATCCAAAAGATAGGCTTACCTTTAAAGTTTATAAATCTATGCTCTTCTTCTTTATCAATATATTCTGAAAATGTATCAAAGATCTTTTCATCTACATCTTCCATTAAATCTGGTTTATTAATAATCTGAATACCTTTTCCGCTATGACCTTCTGCAGGTTTTGCAATAATAGGAAATTCTAGTTGCTCTAATGCATCATTCTTAGAATATACTGTCTTAGGTATATTTTCATCTTCTCCAACCAGTTTATGGAATTCTTCTTTAGATCCAGATTTTGATATGTGGTCTGGGTGATTATAAACATTTTCTTTTTTAATCTTACCAGCCTTTATTAGTTTATTAACTGTATCTGAATGATATGTTAAAACTGGATAGTCTGGATTAATATCAATGTCATGCATGTTATTTTCATGAACTTGTGTAAAGAACTTATCTCCAGCAAAACCTTTATAAGTCCACCATCTTTGCCCACTGTCTTCTCTTAGTGCTAAATAAACTTTACCTAAACCATCTTCAATATCAACAGATTCTTTTAGTAAATCTTCTCTACCTAATTGTTTATATACTTCTTTTCTGGTTTTCTCCATCTTTTCAGCATACTTAGGATCACTCTTTCTATTAAAAACTATTTGCTGTGTTAAAGAACCACTAATCTTTTTAACATCTTTCTTTCTGGTTTTAATTAACCATGCGGCTAAATCCTTTATAGAAAGATCTTTAAATCTACCTTCAGCATCAGGTGCATCTGAATGATGGAAATCTGGTGCACCTTTAGGTTTCTTTTCTGTTAGGAACTGTTCAAAAAGTTTTAAATATTTCAACACTTATAATTAATTTTATTATATATCTCCACCGTTACTGTTAAATGCTAACCATTCAAATAGTGGATCATTAAAGAAATCACCTTCAAAGCCTAAAAGAATATCAGATTCTATCAAATTCATGTTATCAGTAGGATGCCCTTTTCTAGTAATTAAGTTTTCATTTAAAGGTGGATAAGACATATGAGAAAATGGATGGCTTAACATTTCTTTTACTAAATTAAAATGTCTTTCATAAATATGCAATGAATGAACGATATGAGTATAAGAACCCATTTTTAAATTAGGATATGTTAACTTTAAATGTTTTAACATTTGTTGCTGTAGTAAACAAAAGAATGCTACATCGGTTGCGGTACCTAATACTAAATCATTAGACCTCATATCAACTGTAAAGTTTAATCTGTTATCTCTAATTTGAAATATACCATTAAGAGTACATACAAAATCTTTATTACCTTTCCATTGATGAGATGGTTTATTAAAATGAATAATTGATTGCCTTGAGTCTTTATCTTCTATTAAAGAATCTAATGCCCATTGGTATTGATTTCTACCATCAGAAAGAGGTTCATTAAATATAAGATTACCATAAGCAGAATTAACAGTACCATCACCGTTATCTAATTGGCTCCAAAATTTAGAATATTTACTTATAAAATCAATATCCTTTCTTCCTGTAAAATACCATATAGTTTCACCAGCAATATATTTAAATTGACTACTCCTTTTTTCATTTTCATACAGTGGATAATAAGGATCATCTATAACTAATGCTGCATTACAGATTTCTTTAATTTCCATACCTCTTGGTTTAGAAGTATAATCAGGATTGTCTAAAGTATCTATTAATGCCTTTTCATAAACTTCTGCAAATGTATCTCCTCTATATGTTCTCATTCTTTTTATTCTTTCGTTCTAATACTATTTTATACGCTTCTTCTAATATATCTACATTTTCTTTGTATTTATATTTCATAGGATTTTCTTCTCTTAACTTTTGTGATTCTATAAACACCTCAGCTCTGATACCTTCATTATGAGCCTTATACATTATATCTTCTGCGCTACTCATTATGAAAACATATTTAATTGTTTGTTATCACCTGTTACTGTGTTCTTGTGTTTTAGAAATTCTGTTATAATATGAGAAACTTCTATTGCACTCATTGTACCAACATTAATATGTAACTTATTTTTAATAGTACTTAATCGATGAGCTCTTGTAAATCCATCAACCTCAGCTTTAACTTCTTCTTCATTACCATAAAAAGATTTGCCATCATCTCTTTTTAATATAGTATGTGGATCATTAGTTAATGTAATTAAATAAAGATCTTCTCTTAATGCTTTAGTAAATTTCTTTTCAATATCAAAAACATAATCACCAGAGTAACCTCTATATAATGGAGAATAAACAGTTTCACCTAAATGAGATCTATTAAATATAAGGTTAATATTTGGATCACCTTTTTTATGAGCAAGTTTAGATTTCATCATTAATAAAAACATGCTTTCATAAAGTTCTTTAGAATATGTTGCATGCTTTTCTTTATCATCTTTAAACGGTAATGATGAATAATGTAACTTATGAAAAACGTGATCACTCATGTTTTTAATAATTAAATCTTGCTGGGTATCTTTACCTACATTATCGGTACCTTCTATAATAATGAATTTACTCATTGTTTTATTTTTATATAGTTAAAAGTTAGAATTGTTTATTACAATATCATAATCAGTAAACTTACCAAAATCCATTTCATCAGCATCAATCCTTCTTTCTATCTTATCATTAAGATCACCTCTTAATTTTAATCTTTCTTTTCTTATTTCTAAAGGTATGTCTAAATAAATGATAGTACAGTCTTTTCTATCAATAGGATTAATTGCCTCAACACCTTTAGGGGTCATAACAAATAAGTTACATGTCTTTTTAAATTGTTCATAGCTTGTACCATAAAACCAACCGTTGAATTCTACATATTCATACCAATAATTATTATCTGCAAACTTCTTAAAAACTTCTTTAGAAATAAAATAATAATCTTGGCCATCAATTTCACCATCCCTAGGAGGTCTGGTTGTATAAGATGTACCGTATGTAAAACCTCTACCTTCTAAAACCTTTCTCATATGATCTTTTCCAGCAGCGGCCTTTCCTATTAATATGATTTTATTCATCCGCTCCTGCTTCTGCTATTTCAAAATTTCTTTTTAATGTTTCTAAACAATCGTCAGCCTCTGCTAATGATCTAGTTAATGTTTGCATTTCTTCAATATGCTGAGGATGTTCTCCTATACCTACAGGATTAGTCATATAGATTGTTAATGTTGCTAATGCAAGTTGCCTCTGTGCCTCGAATTGTGCCTTAAGCGCTTCGTAAATTATATTTTTATTCATATTAGTCTGTTATTAATTGTGTATGTTCAAAATTATTTTTAATTTGTTCGTTAAAGAATTTACCAATAGATTCTGCTTTACATAAGTTATCATATAACTCAGGTTCTACATTAGAATATTCATATAATGCTCCACCTGTAAATTCAACCTTAAGAGATTTAGTGGCAAAGTTATAAACGTATTTGTTAATCATTGATGAATCAACTGTTGATGATTGTTCTTGTATCATTTTTATTTTATTTTAATTTAATTTTATAAAGTTTTTTTACTTGATCTACTGTGAGGTTCTTGGTCTTTGCTAGCCATGACCATGCATCTGTTTCGCTATTTGCTGAGCATGCTATTCTTTTATCGTCATTTACTAAAAATTGGTAAGTCTCCATAGTTATTGATTTATATTTATATGTTGTTTTTAAAAAAAGTTTACTTAATTGATAACTTTAATTTTTTAAGATCTTCTAAGTACATTGTCTTAGGATCAGTTGCCTTTAACATCTTGAGTGCAATAATACACTCTTCTTTTTCTAATAACAATTTTTCATATCTTTCCTTTGTTAAAGAATGAATAGCCATTGATAAAAGATAATCATATGAACCATGAACAGTATCATATGCATTAGTTTTTAAATAAGTTACAATCTTTTCTTTAAGTACATTATTAATTTTTAATTTATTGTCAATAATATCTTTAATGAACCTTGCTTTATTTGTTACTAATGATAATTGCTTTTCTGTTTTATCAATTAAATAATCTTTTCGTGTTTGATACCATGATAACCTTACACCAACAAAATGTTTTACAATATCTTCGGCTTTATTAAAAATCTTTAATTCACCATTTTCATCTATCGTTGTTAAATTTTCAGTTTCTTGTGTGTTTAACCTAAGTGCATTATCTAACTTACCTTTTGAAACTAAGTCATTTAATATTGACCTTCTGAATTTTAATATGTACTCAATCGTTTCAGAAGAATTATCATCATAGCTTGTGATTACACCCTTTTCCATTAAAAGATTTAAAATCTCTTCATATCTTTCATAAGTATAATTTGGAGGTATTGCAGTTATCTTTACTGTTGTTGTATTAATAATTTTATACTCTCCTTTTATTTTCCAAGTTTTAGGATTTTCTAAATCTCTAGTAAAAGTACCTTTAAATTCATGTATCCAAGGTGCTAATACTTTCATTCTTTTATTATTTAGAGTGGCAATACATGCATCTACTACATCTTTAGGGTTTCTATTTAAAATATTAGTAGCAAAACCAACAGCAATACCAGATGTTCCATTTAATATAACAGTTGGTACAATTGGTAAAAAGAATGCTGGTTCAATTTTTTCTCCTTCTTCTATTTTGTTTTCTAATAAATCAAAATCTTGATATAATAATCTAAAATTAGGATGTAACTTTGCACTTATATAACGCGGTGCACCTGCTGCTGGGCTTCTTAAAGAACCAAACTGACCTACACCTTCTAATAATGGTAATGAATTTTTAAACTTCTGTGCCATTCCAACCATTGAAGATTCTAGTGAAGTATTACCATGATGATAAAATGCCTCAGCTGCTACCCTACCTGCAAGTTGAAAAAGCTTCATTGGTTTTTCATTACCAGTTTTCCATATCTTATTTGCAATATAAACAACTTTTCTCTGTGTAGGTTTAAGACCGTCTATACAACTTGGTATAGCCCTGTTCTCTACAACGTATCTTGCATACTCTAAGTATTCTTTATCAAAAAAGGATGTTACTGTTCTATTGCTCTTCATCTAAAATAATGATTTATTGTTTTTAATTATTATTTCTTCGCCTAATATCTTGCCTTTACGAGGATTAGAATCTTTCGAGAACCATATATCTAAAGTATTGTTAAATCCGTTGTCCTTTGTAAGCGTGAATGTTCTCGGGCTTCTAATGATCTCCTTATATTCTGCATCTTCTAGTGCGGCTAAACCTTTTTTGTATTCTATTGACCAGCTATTAAGATTTCTTTGTTTAGATTCCCATACCTTATAATCATCATCAGAATAAAAGTTTAATGATTCTTTACCTTTCTTTGCAACCATAAGAGGTGTTTCTACTTTAAGAATCCTACCTTCACTAAATAATTCTGGCCAATATTTACCTAAGAAATTAATTAGTAATGCCGCAATGGAGTTACCGTCTACATCTGCATCCGTATATAAAAGTATTTTACCATACCTTAGATCTTTAGGTTCATGACCGATCTTTAAACCCATAGCAGCCATCATTGATTGTACCTCTTTATTCTGTACAACCTTAGATGCTGGTAATTCTCTAACATTAATAAACTTACCTCTTAGTGGAAATGCTCCTTGGTATTGTGGTTCTCTGTATCTTCTAAATGCTGATGATGCAGAATCACCTTCAAATATTGCAAGTGTACATTTTGCTCTATCACCTCTTTTCTTTGCATCTATTAATTTAAGAACTTTAGTTTTATCTAAACCTTTATTTAATTTTCTAAGCTTTGCTCTTTCATCAGCTTCTTGTTTTCTATTAATCCAATCTAAAACGGATTCTATAATTTCAGAATTTAAAACCTGTCTTAAGACTTTTTCACTTAATACATGACTTGTACCAAAATCCTTTGGAGGAGTTATTAATTTTTCTTTAGTTTGAGAAGAGAATGATGGATTAATAACAGTACAATTTATAAACAAATATAAATGTTGTCTTAATTCAGAAGGTTTTACATCTACACGGTATTTTCTTTTAATCTTGTCTCTAAGATAAGATGTAATTTGCCAGTCTATATTATTAACATGAGTACCGCCATCTTTAGTTTCAACAGAATTAACAAATGATATTGCTTTAAAGCCAGTTTTTGAATGACCAATTCCAATTTTCCAATGTTCTGATTGATCATAAAATATTGGAGTTACATAACGATTTGCATAATCTTTAAAAGTTTTAAAGGCAATCGGTTTATCATTTAAAAATATTTTAAGAGTTGGGTTACATGCAGCAATATCAATAAGTCTTTTAGTTATCATTAAATAATGATTCTTATTAATACCATTTAAACCAAATCTTTTAAAATCAGTAAGATATGTTATTTTTGTATATGCAGTTTTCTTTTTGGTGATTTTAGCCTTAGTCCTTTCAGACATATTATTTTTAAAGGTTTGTGCAAAGTGTTTTTGACCATCACAAGTTTCAATTATAAATTCTTTACTAAATATATTTGTTAATGTACTACCTACACCATTTGTTCCAACAACAACCCTATCTTCAGTATCATCAAAATTACTACCTGCCTTTAAATTAGAAAATATCATTTCTGGTACCCACTCATCATACTCTTTATGAATCTTTACAGGTATACCTCCATTATCCCATATAGAAATTAAACCAGTAGACATATCTATATCTACCTTAACTTTATTCAGCTTAGTATTTCTTTTATGTTCATCAACAGAGTTAGAAACTATTTCATCAAACAGTTTTAGGAATCCAGGATTATAAGTTACTTCAGTAAGTTGAAATTGATCTTTACCTTTCATAGGTAAAAATACTTCTTCGGTATGTGGCTTAATAGATCCAACATACATACCAGGTCTTAACAATACATGTTCTGTGTCTGTTAATTTTTGGTATTTCTTTTCAATGCTTACTGCCATGTATTTTTATTTTTATATGGTCAAAATTAAATTTTGTTTACCTGAATGATCTTTTGAGATTAATATTAAGAGAATGCAAATAAACATCAAATATATTTTTACTATATTCAGTAGATCCATTCCACTTAGTTACCCAAAGGTCTATTAAGTTTCTAACAGCAGGATAATGTATTAGTTTATTATTATCGTTTCTTATTACTTGGATTACATATTCATAATCTTTTTTCATATTGATCTGTTTCTTCTTGCATTATCCCATAGTACCTTTTTAGTACCGCCTAGTATTCTATACTTAGATACTTTACTATTAAACGAATTCCTTGCAGTATTTAATTGCTCGTTTCCGTTATTTGATTGTTGATTTGTTGTCATTACTTATTTAACTGATTTTATTTTCTTCTCTAAATGAGTTACTTGCTCCTTATATCCTTCTTGCGTCCATCCATCATTATATGGGGATGTTGAATTAATTTTAGCATTCATTAATTGTACTTCTAAATTGTCTTGTTTCGGTTGTTTACGTACTTCTAAATTGTCTTGTTCTGGTTGTCCATGCCTAGCATAGTAACCTGGATAATTTTCTTCTCTTTGTTTTTTGTTACTATAAAAAATATTCCAAACTAGCAAAACAACATAAACACTAAATATTGATGCCCCTACTATAAACATTGCTATATTCATCTACCTCGTCTTTGTCTGATTGCTATAGCAAATAGTAAAATTGTTCCTGACCAATGAGCTGAGTATTGGGCTTCTTCTGTTAATCCAAATAATCCTAATCCAATTGAATATAACATTGCTGTGAATGCTATGATGATTGGATACCATGTACTTAAAAACTTCTTCATAATCTATATATTTAATTTTAATTGTTGTGGAGAATATCGGAGTCGAACCGATGACCTCCTGCGTGCAAGGCAGGCGCTCTAGCCAGCTGAGCTAATTCCCCTTTTAATAATATTGAGCGAAAGACGGGATTCGAACCCGCGACCCTCAGCTTGGTAAACTGATGCTCTACCGACTGAGCTACTTTCGCATTGTGGAGGTGGTGGGATTCGAACCCACGTCCAATAAGTATCCTTAAAAACATTTCTTACAGCTTAGGATAAGTTTCTTTAAACTTCCAAAATCAGATTTTGATGTTCCATGGCCACAAAATCATAAAGGCTCTATTGGTTGCAATGTTTAACGGGTACATTGCTAAACCACATCTTGCTTCCTTTTACATCTCGATTATTTACAAGCATACTAATAATATGATGAGCACTACTTACCTACTTAGGCAGCCATTGCTAACTCAGCGTTGTCGGCTAAGATTGATGGAGGTCATCACCCAGTACTGTAGTTTTTATCTCAATCTAATTGTCAAAAACCGGTCACCCCCAATAAATCAAAGAACGTAATTATAATCTTTATATATTATACTCAATCTTTGGATGCAAATGGAATGCTCTTTTTAATTCATCATATCCTTTCTTTGATCCAAATCTATTACCTGAGCCTATATGCCATGTAACCTTTTCAACTTTATCATATTCACGATATTCTTTAAAATCATAAATAGTAAAAGGAGTACCATCTTCAGTTTGCATCTCCCATTCATTTTGAGTCCTTTCAGTAATATCAGAATCAGTGTACATTACTGCGCCACATACTTTTTCTATATCTTCTATTGCTGCTTCAAATGCATGGTTATGAAATCCTAAATCCGTTGCTAGGCTGGCATTTTCTAATCTATTCATCTTATCTTTGTGTTTAGTATATTATAATAATAACAAATCTTTTCTATTTCTGAAAGATTAATATGGCATTTCTATATTTTTATTTTCTTCAGCTTTAAACTTAGCAATTAATTTAGTTAATATAATCTTAAGCTCTTTAGAAAATTCACCTTTTTCAATTATCCATGAAAGATAGTTAAAATCATTTTCAAATATTTCTCTAAAAGGTTTTCCTTTATGCTTGCCAAAATTAAATATAATAGTTCTTTTACCATCTACATCAGCAAATTTTAATTTACCACCTAAATCAACTTGATCAGCTCTACGAGTATTTACCTCCTTATCTATTTCTTCTGCAGTATCAGCCATTTGGTATACTTCTCTTTGTTTTTGAAATATTTCCATTGTAGCTCTAACATCAGCCTCAGCTCTATGTGCACCTTCTAAATCTTTACCAGTATATTTTTTATAAGTACTAGTTAAATCTCTCTTTTCATAATTACTATAAATAAGGAAAGGATCCATTACTGCTCGACCTCTATGGTTAAATGCTATACCACATCTCATGAATTCCTCACATAAAAATGGTACATCAAAGAATAAGGCATTATACCCTCCTAAGTCGCAATCACCAATAAAATCGTTTATTTCAGATGCTATCATTTCAAAGGTAGGTTTATCCTTTAACATCTCTAGAGAAATGCCATGCTTTTCTTCAGCTTCGGCTCTCATCTCTACATTACCTGGGTTTACTAATTGATTATAAGTCTCAATCTCATTACCGTCAAAGTCGGTTTTAATCATGCATATCTCTATGATACGATCTGATGATGTACTTATTCCTGTGGTTTCTAAATCAAACCAAACTATATTTTTCTTCATACTATACTTTTTTACCTTAACTGTTATATAATTTATATAGCTAAAGTTAAAGTTAGTTTTAAGAAATTGTTAAGTAAGTGAAATAATTATATTATTAACAGTATCGCCTTCTGCAATCTGCTCAATTAATTCCATTCCATCAATAACATGACCAAATGTTGTATGACCTGGATCTAAATGTTGAGTTCCTCTTCTACTTAAACAAATAAAGAATGCACCCATTGAAGTATGTGGTGATCCAGTATTAGCAGCACTTAAAACGCCATAAGCATGAAAATTATTATTCTTTTTTCTTCGAGGTGTTTCTAATTCATCATATAAGTATGGATGACCACCTTCTTGTTCCTTTGGTCCTAACTGCACCATGAAGCCTGGTATAACCCTATCAAAACTTTGGCCATCATAATTACCGGCTTCTGCTTTAATAATAAAATTTCCAGTGTTTATTGGAGTTTCATCATAAAGACGAAAAGTAATATCTCCTTTATCCATTTTAAAAGTAGCAGTGTATTTGGTATTCATATTTATTTGTTTATTAATTAATATTAGTCATCACTTAAGTTGGAAATACCAGTAGTTATACTTACCGGTAATTGTTTCATTGTAGAATTCAATGCTATTAATGTAGTATTTAATTTTCTAAAGTCGGATTTCATTGAATCATTAGATCTAGGTTTTGGGGTATTACCTGTTAATGCATCTACACCTCGACCTATTAATCCTCCAATACCACCTCCACCACCAGAGCTTTCAGACATTATATCTCTAATTTCTTCAACTGCTTTTGCTAAAGCTACATATCCATCTCTTCTTCTAGGTAACTCAGAACCAGATTTAAATAGATCACCAAAGGCTACTGTTTTATCGATATCAATTTTATTAATAGAATCTGCAATTTTTGAAATTCCATCAGCCGCCTTTTCTAATTGACCTTTTTCTGCAACATCTCCTAAGGTTACAATAAATGATTTAAAATCATCTAACTCTTCAGACATTTCAGGATTAGCTGTATAAAGATCACTAAAGGCAGTTCCTATAGAAGTTAATAATTTACCTACTGATGTAGAAACAGCTTCTGGTTCAAAATCACCACTAAAAGCCTTAAGACCTTTTGCAATATCAGTTAATGCTGCACCTGCACCGTCAACAGCTTCAATACCTTTTTGTACTTTATTTTCATCCCATGATATTCCAAACAATCCAGTATCAGTTTCTTCCATACCACCAATAGAAGCAAATGCTTGTCCTACTAATCCTAATGTCACTTTAATTTTTTCAGCAATTGCTGTAGGATTTTCAATACCTGAAAATGTAGATAGTGCTGTAGCTATTTTACTTAATTCATCACCAGCACCTTGTACTGATTGTATACCTTCTTGTACTTTATTCTTTTTAATTCCAAATAAGGATCCAAAGAAACCACCAGCTGCTACATTACCTTCAGATGCAACAGCAGAGAATGCTTCTTGCACAAAACCAATTGATTTAGATATAGCAGCACCAACTACATCAAAATCTACCTTAGAGTCAACTAATTTTTGAAATTCAGTTAAACCAATTGCAATATCTTTTAAAGCTTTACCTGACCCTTGTACTGATTCTAAACCTTCAGCTACCTTATTCTTTTTAATTCCAAATAAAGATCCAAAGAATCCACCTGCCTCAACATTACCCTCTTCAGCAACCGCAGCAAATGCTCTTTGTATAAATCCAACTGTTTTAGCTATAGCATCTCCTAATACGACAAAGTCTACTTTACTATCTACTAATTTTTGAAATTCAGTTAAACCTCCTGCTATATTAGTTAAGGCTTTACCTGCATCCATTACAGAACTAATACCTTTCTTAGTGGCATTAGGACTAAATGCGTTTCCAAATACTTTTCCAAATATACCTGTTGGTGTTGCAGCTTCACCACCTGCTTGAGCAAATGCTGTACTGATTCCTGATAATACTGTTGCTAATTGTAAACTTTGATCAGAAGTCCAACTTAATTTTTGGTATGCTTTTAAACCTTTTGATAATACTATTAATGATAATCCTGCTGCACCAAATCCTGCAGCAGCTGCTATCATTTTAACAGAATCAACTGCTCCAGTTAAAGCTCCACCAATAGAACTAAAGAATCCACCAACACCACCCCCACTAGGCGGTCCTATAAATGCTGCTTTTACACCAGCTAATGTTGTTGTTAATTTAAGAGCATCATCTTCAGTAAAGTCAACCTTTTTAATTGCTACCAATCCTGGGGCAAGCGCCAATAATGCAACACCTATAGCGGCAAATGCAGCGGCACCTGGTATAATAGCTACTGCGCCAAAACCGGCAGCAGCAAACAATAATCCCATTGCTGTTAATAATGCAGATTGTATCCCAATATCTTCTAATGTAACATCTTTAGTTGCATGTGCAAATGGTATATAACCTAAACCAAATACTAATAAACCTATACCCATAGAAGCTAATGAAGCCGCCCCTTGAATAATTAAACCGAATAGAGAACCTAGTAAAGCAGTTACAACACCAATACCTACTAATACCCCTGCTTGTATAGCTATACCTTCAAGTGTTGGTGCAGTGCTAGCAACGGCAAATGCAAATAGAGCATACCCTAAACCAAACACTAATAAACCTACTCCCATGAATGCCAAAGCCATGGAACCCTTTTTTATCTGTTTATCAAATAATCCTAATATAGCAACAGCACCACCTATTAAAACTAACGTGGCAACCATTCCTAATAATATAGCAGGCTGCATTAAAATAAAGAATGTAGTTAATGCAAACACAGCTAAGCCTACTGCAAATGATTTTAAAGCATCACCTATATTATCTAATGACTTCGCACCTTTCGCTATTGGCTTTTCTGCCATTCCTAATATTAAAAATAAAGGTGTTATTAGAGCAACTGCTATGTATAATAACGGAAGACCTATTGCTGCAGGTATTAATAAAAGAGCTGATAGTGCTAATGCTTTAGAAAAGTTAAGTATAGAATTACCCATAGCCATCATTGCCTTTGCACCTTTATCCATTTTCTTTGGATCAGACTTAGACCACATTTCTATTTGGGTTCTTACAAAGTCATTAAATTTATTAATAGTCTTTGTAGGGACTAACGTAAATATTAATAAACCTTTAGCCATAGCTGCAGTACCAGCACCTAACATTTTAAATGCATTACCACCAGCAGCCATTCCGCCAGTTCCTTTACCTTTACCACCACCCATTAATCCAGCAAGACCACCGCCTTTTTGCTGTTCCATTAACTTGGTTTGTATTTTTAATTCTTTTAGAATTTGCTCTTGTACTGCACCACCAGATGATTGGCCAGTAGTACCAACAGCAACAGTTAGCGCGTCTATTGATGCTGCAGTGGATTCTGTCGCAGCCTGGATCTTAGTTAAAGGATCCATTAAGTCTTTTAAAGTTACAACAGCCATTTAGATTTTATTTTTAAAATTTAGGCATGGAGATTTTTGGCATTGTAGGGGTTTTAAATTTACTAGCCATCCCATCCATATTGTATTTATCGTTGGTGTCTTTAGTATTTTGTTGCTCTTGCTTATTGCGCTCTTTCAATAAGTCATTATAGATTTCTAATGTGTACTCATATTCATAGAAAGGAAGCAAATCCAACTCTGAAGGTTGGAGATGCAACTTTTCTAATAATAATACTCTAACTTTAAAGAAGTTCAGTAGAGATATCTGGAATAAGGAACAAAGCCTTGATACCGCCGGGAAACGTTAGAGGAACAGTGACCTCCTCACTGCAGCTTTTACATGGAAATACCATCTCCGGTTTAACACCGACTTTCATATCTTCAGCTAACCTGTAGACAATTGTATATTTTGTAGCATCCCAGCCTTGAAAAGATGTAATCTTAGAGAATATATCCTTTTCATTCCAACCTCTCCATTCTCTCTGTAGATAAGGTAAGATAGCTAGAGTAGATTTATCCCAGCTTTGGTTTTTCTCTTCTCTATCTCTGATATAATCAGTTATAGCCCTCATTACACCTATTGTAGGTGGGGCCATTTTAATAATACCATAATTTTTTGTTGCGACTGAATAACATTTATCAGCATCATCATAGTATTTTTCAAATCTCTCTACAACAGAATTAAACTGTAAATTATCTGTTCTTAATTCTACAGATTCTTGAGAGTTACAACTAGAAGTCTTGCATGATTTTCTACTTATAGGCATCATTAATGTTTGCTCACCAGTTTTGAAAGTTAATTCTCTAATTGATAGTATTAAATAAATTCTATCTTCTTCAAGAATATCTTTATAAGATCCTCTCTGTGTACCATACGTTACTTTAGAACATGCTACTACAATGTTATTTAAACCTTCATCTACTTCCTTTAGGTTATTTTCATCAATAGTAGAAAAGTTTCTAACCTCAGCAACCTTTGCAGGTCTAATATGAATTTCAAAATCTTCTCTATAAAATTTACCTTTTGATGGAAAGCTGTTAAGATCCAAACGAGTATAGCCTATCATTGCATTTAATCGCTGAACTTCAGGATCATCATTAGTAACTTTATTCATTTGTCTAGCAACATCAACCTTTCCTAAACCTGTAACTACATCTCTAGGAGTTTCTGTAGCTTCTACTGGTATACCTTCGGCTGCTGCAAATTCCTTCTTAATATTTTCTTCGTGCTCGTTTGACATTATTTAGTTATTTTTTATTAATTTTTTCTCTGTGGTTGTTTCTTCAACTATATGCTCTACAATTAATTGTCTAACGTATCTTGAAATGGCAACAGGTTTAATTCTGTTTTCCATTGATTTTTGTATAATAATTGCATTAAGACTATCTTCATCACTAGGAGTTAATAATACTTGCAATTTTTTAGTTAATCTTTTCTTTTGTGGAATAAGTTCCTGTACAGTTTCATTAAAACCATATTTAGGATTATCAGATTTAAATTTATTAATCCAATACTCTACTCTTTTTAAAACATCACTTAACGATTCATCAGCTTTAAAGACTTCCATAACTTCTCGCTTAAATGCTTTAGTTCCAAAATCCTTTACTGCTCGTTTAATGTATTTTCCTGTGCCAAAGTTGTTTGGGTTATCATTTACTGAATAACCTACATAAACCTTGTTTGTTTTTTCTTGTTGTAATTTATAGATAATCATGTTTCTATATTATATAATTTATATTATATATTGAGAAGAAGGTAAAAAAACTGGGATAGCTATAAAACAATCCCAGTTTATGTTAAATTAATTTATATTACGATCCTACGTTCTCTTCAACCCAATGATCACAACGATAAGTCATTGTTAAATCAACTGCGTCTGGAGTAGTATAATTTAGTTCATCCACAAAATCCATCTGACCAGTTGGGAATACATCTTTAAATGTAATCTTTCTGAAGATATCACCTGCTCGGTTATATTGAACAACAATCATACTTCCTACGTAATCTTTCTTTAATCCCATTTCACCAGTTAATGGATCATAGATTATATTAGTCCAATTACGGAATGTATTATAGATGTAGTTTTCATTAGCTTCATTCAAGTTAAGACTGAAGTTAAGAGCTAGATCAACAAATGTTTGACCTGGCATACTTGCAAATGATCTATCTGCAAATTTGTACTTTTGTCCAATTGCATCAATTGATGGATTTAAGTTATTTAAACCTCCAATTGAATTTACCTGTTCTAAGATAAGACCAGTATCATCCCCTAATGGAGAAAATATAGTCACCTCAAAAAGGTTAGGTTGAACTGGTTCGTACCTTTGGCTACTGGCCCTTGACTGGGTATAATGTGGTAACGGCATAATTTATTTTGTTTTTTTATATATTCGTCTTAGCTAACCTCTTATTGGAAGTTTCCTGTACTAATTGCACCGGTTCTTAGAATAGTTGTTCTTTGTACAAGAATTTCCATTCCTCTTACTGGTTCAATATATGTATCTAGGATACCTACATTCTGATCAATAACTTCTGGTGTATTATTAGTTTCATCCATTATATTTCTATAATCAAAAACCCCATCATCATTTTGAACAGTTGATAAGAAATTATCAGCTAATGTTTTTATTTCTAATCTTGTTTGAGCTGTATTAAATTCAAATAAGTAGTTTTTAAGAATTGCATCTATACCATCTTGAATATAAATTACAACCTCTCTAACGTTAATAGAACTTAAAGCAGATTTTGGAACCTGTTGTGCGGTTTTATTTGCAAATATAGTTGGTCCTGTTCCACTTTGGAATACAATTGGATTTAATCCGAATGGTTCCAAAAAGTTACGATCAGTTGTATCAAGATTTATTTCTAAACCTACAACCCCATTTCCACCAATAACTCCACGTCTTACACCAGCCACGATTGACCAAGGTAATGCGTTTTCATATTTAAGTATAAAATTATTAGATACGTTTGCAGCAGGAGGTACATTTATATTCTTACCTAAATCTCTAACTGTTACAAATGGATAATAATATCCACCATAAGAACCATCGCTCGTTGCTGATGGTAATGAATATCTAATCGTTGGGTTTTTACTAAGATCTCCACCTTCTGCAATAAACTTAGAAGATAGTTGGCCAGTTATTGTTGTAAACGTTGGATCTATATTAGTTCTAAAATCTTTCGCTGATGGTGCATTAACAATTGCAAATGCATTTTTCCTTGCTCCACATAATTTAGTAAATATAGATTTACAATTTGCCTCTATACCATTTCCAAAAGTATCTACTAAATAACGGAAGTTAATAGTTTCTCTATCAGTTAAGGCATTAGCTAATTGTGTACCTAATAAAATTGGACTTAATATTTCATTTTGTCTTGAATTAGTACCATTTGGTAATTTAGTTAATGGATATGCATATCCAGGTAATTCAAAGATATTTAAAAAATCTATCCATCTGTCAATTGGTCTATATAGTTCTACGAATGTTGTAGCTTGACCTACTGGCTTGTTAGTATCAATTTCTGATTGAGTTGTTACTAATACACCAGATCCATTTGCAGGAATTGATAATGGAAACTCAGCAGGAGTTGCTGTTCTTACAGAATTAATTCTTGTTAATCTTGATGGCGCCGTTGAGCTACCTTCAGAATGTACTAAGTAATTTCCTACGATTACTTTTGCAATTTGAGGATTTGTTGAATCTATTACAACTTGATTAGGTAGTATACCAGCTTCTGAAGCATTATCACCTAAAATAGCTATTGTTAAATTATTTGATCCTTTTAATGTTTGTACGTTTAAAGTATTTGCTGCTACTGCAACTGCCTTAGATGTTAGGAATAATCCTGTGCCATCTAAAGTAAAATTAGCATGATCTTGTAAAACTGTAAAATCAGCATCTTGATAAGGTATTATTCTTACGGCAGATGGGAAATAAGCTGAATCAGATATTGCATAAGGTGTTCCTGCTGGTGTTCCTGTTGGAGCAGCATTTGGAATAAAACCATATGTTGTAGAAACAAATCTTAAGAATGATGTTTGTTGAATTCCACCTACATTGTAAACTGCTTCATCTCCATCAGTTAAAGTTCCTAAAGCAAATGCAGCTAATGCAGTAGATCCGTATCCACCTATAATACCAGCTGTTGCGTTTGATAATGGAAATTCATCAGCTATAAAGTCAATTGCAGATTCATTTACAAATGTATATGATGCTTTAAGCATTATTGCAGGTGTTATACCTCCAACTGCAGAAACTTGTATACTTGTAATATTACCACCTGCGGCAGCTGGTGTAACTAAAGTAACTGGAACCCAAAATACCGTAGTTCCTACTGTTCCTTGTATAAATGATCCTACTGTTGTAGCAGTATTTGCTGTCATTGCTTTCATTGCAGTAAATATTGCATCTTTAGCAGCATTTGCATTTGTTGCTACTATTTGTACGTCGGTTCCACCAGATATTACTGATGTTGTCATAGTACTAGTTGTAACAGCAGCTACAGTTCCAGCTTCTACTTGTCTACCATAAGCCAAGTCAGAAACAATTGTTCCACTATATGATAACATATTAATATCAGTTTGACTACTAGTGGTTTGAGCGTATTCAAGATTATGTCCTACTAGATCAATTCCACCAGAAACACCATCGATAAGTATATCTCCACTAAATAA